AGGTATTCAGAAATCTTTGGCGCATAGACAACTTCATAGCCTTGATGGTGCCAAAACACTCTGCGACCTGAGTGAATGGCTTGTTTGATTTCAAAGAGAGTCATGTGAGGCTTGGGTTACGTTCTGCTGGTGTTGGTACGGAGTCTTCTTCATCCTTCCTTCGCATGTCTTCGATTTCTTCATCGGAGAGGCTGTCAGGCAGGAAGACAGGACAATAGTCTTCGTCGAGTTCAAAGTCGTAAGAGTTCATTGTTGATCGGGTAAGGTTGCAATTTTGTGGCGTTGGATGAGAACAGAAAGCCTCATACTGTAGTGATCAATTTTCTCCTCATCATCACGAGCAATTGCACGTTGAAGAAGGGAGTTGATCTGTTGGTACGGGGCAAGCCAAGCAGGCTTATCTGTTTGGAGCGGTTGAGTTTTGGAGAAGCGTTCGATATGTCTGTAGGCGGTTGCCTGAGAGACATCGAAGGTATCCATAAGCTGGTCAGCTATTTCACGGTGACAAGAGCCGTCAGCCTTGAGATCTGAGATAGCTGCATCAATGGCGTCACGATCAGCCATTGATGATTCTCATGAGAATTCTCAGAATTTTCTGGCTGAGGGTTGTCTTTCTGGTACGTGGGAAAGCTTTTGTCATGGGCGGTTTTCGTGCTGGTGCTGTTGGAACGGTTCTGCTTGCGCTGACCTATTCAAGTGCTATCCTATCAAAGTACTAAAGGAACCGCAATGGCTACGCTGAAACGATTACTAGAGGAGGAGTGCTACATGGCTAGTGTCCAACCCCAGGAGTTCATGTCCCCAGACGAGTCAGCAATGCTTGTAGAAGCTCTCGACACGTACTGTGAGCAGGCTACGAACCGCACTAAGGCTGGCAGGGCGTTATGGGTCCGAGAGAAGCTTCTACGGGCTCGCAGTGAGGGATCCGTGATCACCTTTATCGGAACCTGAAAACCCACCTAACCTTAATCAAACATCACACAATCAAAATGGAACTCACTTCAGAACAATTTCACTCGATGCTTGGAACGATTCGCCGTAATGGTGGATCCTTCTCCGTCAAACTTGCAGACTGTCTTGCAGCTGCTGACCCCATCAATCGTCAACGCTTGCTAGAGGCTTTCCCTGAACTGGTAGAGCGTTATGGTCCCGAGGCCATCTTCAATCGCGAGCTAGTGGCTTAGGTGTTGCTGGTACGGGACCATAAAAAATGCCCCGCTCTTTGGCGGGGCTTTGTTTTCATACTGTCTGGACGTACTTAGCACCAGACCCATGCGCTTGGACATATATATCCGTCTTGTCCCCATCACATAGCGAACAGGTCAGACACTGCGCTTTACTCCCTTCTACTGTTGCGGGACACTTTTTAATTCCTGCGTATTCGATGTTGGTAGGAACAACGCTAAAAGTTTTCCATCCATGGGCGCTGGCGTCCAGGTAATCTTGCATTCCGTCACAGCTAGCTTGCATGGAACCTTTTGCCCACTGCGCCCAGTCTTGTTTCCATTGGTGCGTGTAGGCTGTGTGGCCTGCAGCTGCGCTATTAACAGCGTTAAAAATGATCGGGTTAATAATGGCAGGATCGCCATAAGCTCCCCAACGAATCTTGACCTTTGACAGGTACTTCCTACCTTGTGCAACGGTTAGATCTGTTTCGTACTTGCCAGCTTTAAACGCACGCCAGACACTTAAGGGAGCTTGTCCCACGTTGACATAACAAGATCGAGAACCGTCTTTCTGCTTTCTGTGTCCACAGTCTCCACAGATCGAAACGTCAGCCCCAATCTGAACAGCTTCAACAGGGTTTAAATCACTTCTCAGGATCCAAACTTGAGCCATGTTGCCGGTTTTCCTGTTACTTGATTTCAGCGTCAAGATCACCACATAAGGTGATCCGTCGATAGGACTCGACCCTTGATCGAGAATAAATCCAAGAGGTTTTCCCATAGTGTTTTGTTGGTACGGTTGTCGGGTCGCGAGCTTTGATCCCGTGATCCCCTAGCATCCTAACAGCAAAGCATAAAAAAACCCAGCTCTTGGCTGGGTTTAAGGAATTTCAGCGTCTAGGCGGTAAATCGTTCGACAGAGTCGACAGACGCCAATGAATTGGATTCTCGCCCTGTTTCGTTATCAGTTGCCGAGCATGTGACAAGTCATCGGCCCGAACGTCTAAAAATTCCTGTCTTAATGCTCGATGCTGAAAATGATAAAGAGTCATCATGTTTTTTGATTGGTACGGATACTAGAAAGCCCGCTCAATGGCGGGCGATCTGGTCAGGCTTCGGTGTAACCGTCAAACCATTGCCCTTCCTTCCTTGTGTCAGGTCGGCGGCAGTGAGCCTGTGCTTGTTCGAGCGTCAACCCTCTCTGAACGATCCTGTCGGATCGATCTAGAGAAGGATGATAAGAGCGGATGATGTTGTAAGACATGAAATCAGCAGCGGTGAAAATTACATAAGGTGATGCGATCATCGCTGATTCCATCCTGCGATCCTATGGACTTGTGTGCCGCTGTTCTGGTTCGGAGTCTCGGCCAAGCTCTGACCGGCAACATTGACCAACAGGCCAACGCATCCGACAGCGAACAGAGAGAGACAGCAGCGAGTAAAGAGAGTTTCCATTGTGAGAAAGCGTGGTTTGTTTGGTGCGGACTTAGTAGCCCAAGAAGTTGAACAGAGTTTCGGCGTGGTCCCATCTCTCCGGTAGGTCCGAATCGTTGGGGCTGCGACCGTGCTCCCTCAAGACTTGTGCTGCGATGTCTAGATCGAGGATTCCTCGGTCGTCTGCGTAGGCTTCCACGCTCTCTTGGTAGCTTTCGTACATGGCTTTTGGGGTGGATTTTCTGTGCTTACTGATAGCCGTCCCTGTGGCGCTGTGGATCGTGTGATCGGTCAGCGTCGAGGGTGAGTGTCACCCGGACCGCTTGGGTCGTTGGGTGATCAGCTATCAGCCGCCGAGATTTCACGCGCCTAGACGATGGCGAGAGTTCGTTGTTCAACCGGAAACCGCCGGGATTTTCTACTGAGCTTCAGGGGATGCCGAAACTTTTTTTTTCTGCGAGAGCGGAGCTGGTGCCCTTCCCTCTCTCTCCTATTAGTCTATCATATATTCTTGTGATATGCGAGTGCAGGGGGTGGGGTTCAGGTTTTATTAACATTTCTTCATGGCGCAGGTACCCGAAACATATTCTCGCCAACTAGCACTCGTGTAATAAAAAAGCCCCCCAATGCGGGAGGTTCGCTGTCTTTGCCGTTGCTTGGCGCGTCAGTCGTCTTTGTTTTCGATCTTAATCGTCAGATCAGGCGCTTGGATATTAACGACTTCAGTGGATTCACCGATAACACGTCCAATGGAATCCAGAACCTGACTCGCGGTTTGTAGTTGCCCCTTCTTCAAAGCTTGATGAAAGAGTTTGGTACGCATGTGTTGAAGACGCGCAAGCATATTTTCGCGATCTTCTTTCCAGTCTTCATCAACAAGTTCTTTTACATCACGCCAATCACGCCAAGCAGTAGGAATGCTGACTTGTTCCTTTTCGGCATGATCGTAAACCAGTGCTCTAGCCGAAAGCCCATCAAGCTGCCGACGGTAAAGCCGTCTCAGGCGATCCTCTTTAGCTTGCGTGGTGCGTTCGGTATGAGACACGTATAGATAAACGATTTTCCCAATAATAACCACGTACAAGCCCATCTGGCAGGGGGGCAGGGGTCAGAAAGCTATGTATTGTGATAGGCATGAGTCAAAAATCCGAACCCATTCAACTTCGATGGGCGCAAGGCGAAGTCTTTTCATGCGACAAACGATTCCGAGTATTAGTAGCGGGTCGTCGTTTCGGCAAATCGTACCTGTCCTGCGTTGAGTTGTTGCGTGGAGCGATCAATCGTCCTGGGGAGACATTTTTTTATTGTGCGCCAACGTATCGAATGGCAAAAGACATTGCTTGGAGAGCGTTAAAGAAGCTTGTACCGAAGGTGTGGATTCACAGCAAGAACGAAACCGACCTACGGATCGAGCTAATTAACGGATCCACGATTGAATTAAAGGGAACCGAGAACGCAATGGCGTTGAGGGGTCGAAGTTTGAGTGGAGTGGTGTTGGATGAGGCTGCATTTATGGATGCAGAGGTGTGGTTTGAGGTAATACGACCAGCTTTAGCGGATAAGGAGGGCTGGGCNTTATTTATTTCAACGCCTGATGGCACAGCTAGCTGGTTTTACGACTTGTGGTGTTATGTAGCGGAGGATCCTACGGAATTATGGCAACGATGGAGTTATACAACGATTGACGGCGGGAATGTTAGTGCGAAGGAGGTCGAGGCAGCCCGAGCGCAACTCGACACTCGAACATTTCGGCAAGAATTTGAGGCAAGCTTCGAGAATTTAACCGGTTTAGTCGCGGTCAGCTTTTCGGACGCCAATATTTCGGAGGAAGCCAGGGATATTGCGATTCAACCGTTGTTATTGGGCGTTGATTTTAACGTCGATCCAATGAGTGGGATTGTGGCAGTGAAAGACGGCCACACGCTTTACGTCTTTGACGAGATTATGTTGACGGGTGGAGCGACCACGTGGGATTTCGCGGAGGAGGTTACACGTCGATATGGTGTGGAGCGAAGAATTATTGCGTGTCCAGACCCTACAGGCGGGGCCAGGAAGACGCAGGGTGTTGGGGTTACGGACCATGCAATTTTGCGGCGAAGTGGATTTACGGTGCAATCGCCCAAGGCTCCATGGAAGATTCGGGACAAAATTACTTCAGTTAATACAGCATTAATGGATGCGACAGGAGAGCGTCGTACAGTGATCCACCCACGATGCAAGAGTTTGATCAAATCACTGCGAACATTGACCTATTCGCCTGGGACAGGTCTACCAAATAAGAATTTAGGAGTGGACCACGCTTTCGATGCTTTCGGGTATTTAGTTTTACAACAGTTTAATCTGGCAAAACCCGAGACTATGGGCACTACTTCTCACCGGTTGTATTGAAGTGAAGCGATTAAAAGGAATGCCCTGCCCTGCTTGTGGGTCGGAGGATACAAAAGTCGTGTGCACATATACATCACAAGATAATGATGTAGTTCGATTTCGTATTTGCGAAAAATGCGGCAAGAAGTTCAAGACGATCCAGCCGCCTGAAGACATCTTGTCAAGCACAATAGTAGTTAAATATTATCCCCGGGAGAGCGAGGAGCATAAAGGGAAGAAGGTCATACTTGAGTGCGACCCGCAATTGGCTTAGAATAGGGAGACTTAAGGTCTTGATATGGCTTACGGTATGGCGGCCAAGAAAAAACCAGCAAAAAAGCGTGGTTTGTACGCCAATATCAAGGCAA